ATTATATCGGTAAAAAAGTTATGGTGTATTATAACTTACATAAACATACATTTTCAGTTAGATATAATAATAAAATAATTTTACATTCTGATTATGTTAAATTAGAAAATGTTGAATTTAGAGTTAGACCTGGAGGAAAAGACCGAGTTCGTTCTGAAAAACAAAAAAATGTTCATGCGTTTGTAATTGGAACTTTAATGGATTATTGTGAGTTCCCTTGTGAGAATTTACCGGAAGAACCTAACAATAATATTGTTACCTACAACCCATACAAGTATAATTCTTATGTTATGAAAGACACCGAAGAACCTATATTTCACGCCAATGAAGTGGAAATGATTAATTTAAAAAATAAAATTTTTATAACAAAATAAAGATGCCATTACCAAACAAAATAAAAAAACATATTCCGTTAACATCCTCAAAAACTCTTTTACCAAGAAGAGAAGAACTTTTGGATAAAATTAATAAAGACGGAACTTTCCTACCAAAATCAATTTTACATGCGGATTTGGATAGGGGGTTTTTGGATTTTGTTAAAAATGATTTAAAAACCGTTGTTGAGGGTAAAACCATATCAATGGTTGATATTTTGGTTACAACTCAAAATTGGTCACAATTCACAGAAACTTGGAATTTACAAAATATAGATAAAAATGTTGAGACCCCATTTATAACCGTAGTTAGAGTACCTGAAGTTAAATATGGTAGTAACCCTGCGATAGTTTATAACATTCCAAATAGAAAACAATTCTTTTACGCTCAAGTACCAACTTGGGACGGACAAAGACACGGGTCGGATATATATAAAATACCTCAACCAGTTCCTATTGATATTTCATTCGTTGTTAAAATTATTTGTAATAGAATGAGGGAATTAAATGAATTTAATAAAAATGTACTTGAGAAGTTTGCATCAAAACAAGCTTATACATCAATCAAAGGACATTACATTCCAATCGTTATGGGAAACATTTCGGATGAATCTGTAATGGAACTTGAGAAAAGAAAATATTACATACAAAGTTATGATTTCACTGTACTTGGATTTTTAATTGATGAAAATGAATTTGAAGTTTCTCCGGCAATTTCTAGATTATTACAGGTTGTGGAACTTGATAAAAATACAACAAAAAAACAAAAAAAATTAAATTCAAATCTAAGTAGTACAACTTTAAATGTTTTATTTACTGAAAATAATAATATTATTTCACAAATTTTTGATTACACCGCAGACTTAAATTTGGGTAAATCAATTAACATTGAGTCGTTTGATGTGTTCATTAATAATGAATATTATGGGTCTGATTTACCTCAAATACAAATCAACACAAACGATGTTTTAAAATTTATTGTGGTTAAAAAAGATGAGACTAAAGAGGCGTCAATTGTTTTAGAAAACCATTTAATTTAGTCCTCACCATAGATATCCTTTTTAGGAGAACACTTTTCAACAATTAATCTTTCCAAGAATCTATACATTTTGATTCCATTTTTTTCACAATAATTTTTAAGAATTTCGTGGGTTTCTATCGAAATCTTTAAATTTTTAATCTTTTTAATGTCTTTATCCATAGGTAGAAAAAAGGTAGAAAAAAGTCTACCTAAAATATAAATAGTTCGCACAAAGTAAAGTCTTTTGTTTTTTTTCAGAATATTTATCAATAAAAATAAATTAATAAATAAAAACAACAAAAAAAATGGCATCAAACAGTAAAGTATTCGTATCTCCTGGAGTATATACTTCTGAAGTTGATTTAAGTTTCGTAGCCCAAAGTGTGGGTGTAACTACATTAGGTATTGTTGGTGAAACCTTAAAAGGTCCTGCCTTCGAACCTATTTTTATACGAAATTTTGATGAATTCTCGGCGTATTTTGGAGGAACTTCCCCTGAAAAATTTATAAACACACAAATACCAAAGTATGAGGCGTCCTATATCGCTAAAGCATATTTACAACAATCTAATCAATTATTTGTAACTAGAGTTTTAGGTCTTTCCGGATATGATGCGGGACCATCTTGGTCAATCACAACAAAAGCAAATGTAGACCCAACCACAATAGATTTTTATTGTGATGTTCCAACAATAGTTGATTGTGTTGATGGTTGTGAAAGTTATTTAACAACATCATACACATATACTTTTTCAGGTTGTAACGATAGTTTATCATCTATTAGTGTGATTGATACGGATTTACCTAATTACTTATTAAATAGGTTAGATTTACCGTATGAATTATTTGATGGTAGTATATCAACTCTTAGGTCAGATATTAACAATTTAATATTTAACTCTATTAGTGGAGAATCAAATAACGGTATTTCGTATTTTGGTACAATACCAACAGACGTATATACCGGATTAACCTCTTATTCACCATCAACAAATGTGTTTGGTGTTGATAATGTTAGTTCAGATTTTTCAGATTATATGGCGGCTCAAAACGACCCTTGGTATTATTCATTGTTTGATAACATTGGAAGTGGTTCTTATACAGGGTCATCTTTTTATAGTATTGTAGATTCATTAGTTCCAACATTTACCTCTTCAACCTGTTCAACTTTCTTTGAATTTAGTGTGGGTGGATATGTTTTATCATTTGATGATTTGTCTCTTTCAGGAGGAACAGGATATTCTGTGGGTAGTGGTACAACAACAACAACTGGTAATGGTGTTGGTTTAACTGTTGGTATTACTGTTGATGCGGGTGTTATAACAGGTGTTACTATTAATACTCCAGGTACAGGATATCAAATTGATGATACAATAACTATAATACAAGCGGGTTCAAATAATCTAGCACAAATTATTATTTCAGACATAGATACAACAACAATTGGTAGTATAAACTACAATACCTACAAAATAGATGTTGTCGTTCCAGTAGGTACTGATTTATCAAACATTGTTTGTGGATTTGAAACTTGTGTTCCTGACGAAAATGTAACAATCGGAACCACAATTCAAACAAGTGGTGATACGGTTAATGATTTTTCTAGCGGATGTTTAGAATATACATTACTTTCTGAGGATGGTACAAACGAAATTACTTGGACTGTTTGTGTTGACACTGAAGTGCCGTGTAATATTAATGTTAATGGAAATGTCGGAGTACCTAACACTGGTACAACTAAATCTTGTTATTCGGGAACAGTTTTTGGTGAAGTATTTGTTTACACGGGAACTTCTTACACAGATTTTGACGATTTAGTTATTGCAACTCTTCGTTCAAGAGGTATAGCGACTTATGGTAGTGATGACGGAGCAGTTTATGAAGTATCAGGTTTAACAGATGTATCAATGGATTGTACTTTGACTTATTCAGGAGTAACTAAAAACCCATTTTCAACCTTTGGTTTAAATATTACAAATAAAGATGGTGAGTCATATTTCTTTGAGACTTCATTACAAAATTCGGATTCTAAATATATTAGTAAAGTTTTTGGTTCATCTAATTTCGCAAAACCAAGAACAACAGTTCCGTTATTTGTAGAAGAAAGATATCAATCTTTATTAAATTATGGATATAGAAAAGGATTTATTAGAGGTTTAAATTGTGATTTAACATCTTTACCAAACGCTAGACAGGGTGTAGACCCAACATCAATCGCTTGGTACTTGGAAAAATATCAATCACCAACATCTCCATGGGTTGTTTCTGAATTAAGAGGTAATAAAGTTTATAACTTATTTAAATTCACAACAATTGCTGATGGTGACTCTGCTAATACAGAGGTTAAAATATCTATAGCAAACATTTCATTTAATAACGGAACTTTTGATATATTAGTTAGAGATTTTTACGATTCCGATAGTGCTCCTGTAGTTCTTGAAAAATTTACAAATTGTAATATGAATCCTAATGATAATTCATTTGTGGCTAAGAAAGTTGGTACTATGGATGGAGAATACGAATTGAATTCTAAATATGTTATGTTAGAACTTAATGAAGATGCTCCGGTAGATGCACTTCCTTGTGGATTTTTAGGGTTTAATTCTAGAGATTATGCGGGTGTTAAATCACCATTCCCAATCATAAAAACTAAATATGATTATCCTGGTGAGGTTGTTTATAATCCCCCATTTGGATTAGGTTCAGGAGCAGATGACGCAACTAGAAGTGGTGGTGACAATGTTAGAAGAACTTATCTTGGTATTTCAGATAGTATCGGTATTGATGCTGATTTCTTTGGATATAAAGGTAAACAACTACCATTAGATGTTTGTAATGATACAACAGGTGATGATTGGTCAACTAGAACTAAAGGTTTCCATATGGATAAAGATGCTAATAGTATCTTAATTCCTAATACTTTTGCAACAAGTGGTACACCAGCATTTTATGTTGGAGACGCAACATTCACAAAAGACCCTGATAACGAATCAAGTCCTTACTATAGACTATATTCTCGTAAATTTAGTTTCCTTGTTCAAGGAGGTTTTGACGGGTGGGATATCTATAGAGAATACAGAACAAATGGTGATACATTTGTATTAGGTAGAAATGGTTACTTACACGGTTCTTGTCCATCAATTAAATATCCTACAGCAACAGGTTGGGGAGCATTTAAACAAATCACGGTTGGAGACAACAGTCAAGATTGGGGTAACACTGATTATTACGCATATAAATTAGGTCAACAAACTTTTTCTAATCCTGAGGCGGTTAACATCAATCTTTTTGTAACTCCAGGTATTGATTATCTTAATAATTCAGATTTAGTTGAAAGTGCTATAGATATGATTGAGAACGATAGAGCGGATTCGTTGTATATTTGCACAACACCTGATTACAAAATGTTTGTACCATCTACCGGAGACCAATTAGATTTAATCTATCCTCAAGAAGCTGTAGATAATTTAGACCAAATAGGTGTAGATTCTAATTACACAGCAACTTACTACCCTTGGGTATTAACAAGAGATAGTGTTAATAACACTCAAATCTACTTACCGGCAACGGCTGAGGTTACGAGAAATTTAGCATTAACTGATAATATTGCTTTCCCTTGGTTCGCTGCGGCGGGTTACACAAGAGGTATTGTAAATGCGGTTAAAGCGAGACGTAAACTAACTCAAGAAGATAGAGATACACTTTATCAAGGTCGTATTAACCCGATTGCTACTTTCTCTGATGTTGGTACTGTAATTTGGGGTAATAAAACTCTTCAAATAAGACAATCGGCTTTAGATAGAATCAATGTTAGAAGATTATTACTTCAAGCTCGTAAATTGATTTCTGCGGTGTCTGTAAGACTATTGTTTGAACAAAACGATGCTAAAGTAAGACAAGACTTCTTGGACGCTGTTAATCCTATTTTGGACGCTATCAGAAGAGATAGAGGTTTATATGATTTCCGTGTAACAGTATCGTCAGACGCTGCTGATTTAGACAGAAATCAAATGACTGGTAAGATTTATATCAAACCAACTAAATCATTAGAATTTATAGATATTACATTCTATATTACTCCAACCGGAGCTTCTTTTGAGAATATATAATTAAAATTGTTATGACTGACCGGTGAATTCCGGTCGGTTGTAATATAGCCATACAAAAATATATGTTAAAAAATAGAAAATTAATAGAAGGTATTGATGAAACAGGGGCTCCTGATGAAAAATACTACGCATTTGATTGGGACGACAATATTGTATCTATGCCAACTAAAATCGTATTAAAAGATGAAGATGGTGATGAGGTAGGTATGTCAACTGAAGATTTTGCTGAATATAGAGAACAAATTGGTAAAGAACCATTTGATTATGATGAACATAAAATTGTTGGATTTGCTGATGAACCATTTAGATATTTTGGTATAAAAGGAGATAAACAATTTATTGTTGATGCTATGTTAGCTAAACCAGGTCCAGCTTGGCCTGATTTTGCAGAAGCAATTAACAACGGGTCAATTTTTTCAATCGTGACTGCTAGAGGACATACTCCGTCAGTACTTAAAGAGGGTTGTTATAACTATATTGTTTCTAATTTTAATGGAATTGATTCTGAAGAATTAATAAAAAATTTAGAGAAATATAGAGACTTGGCTGATGAAGAAGAAATCTCTAAAAGTGAGATGATTAGGGAATATTTAAATTTATGTAAATTTTACCCGGTGACTTTTGGTGAGGGTTCTGCGGTCAACCCAGAAGAAGGTAAAATTAAGGCATTAAAAGAATTTGTGGAATATGTTAAAAAAGTTTCTAATCATATCCAGAAAAAAGCATTTTTAAAAAATAAGATAAGTAATTATTTTATACCTAAAGTAGGATTTTCAGATGATGATGTAAAAAATGTTGATGTAGTAAAAAAACATTTTGAAAAAGAACCAGAAAACATAATTAAAACATATTCAACAGCAGGAGGAATAAAAAAAGAATATTAAATAAAAAAACTAGTAATAAAAATCTAGTTAGTTATGCTTAATTATAATTTTTAAAGTTTTAAAAGTAAATAGAAAAAATTTTAATTGAGGATATTTATAAGAATAACAATAAAATAAAATAAAATTAAAAACAATTTAAAATGGCTGATTTATTAATGAAAATGCCCATACCGTATGAACCTAAAAGACAGAATAGGTTTATTGTTCGTTTTCCATCTTCTTTGGGAATTAATGAATGGTTTGTTGAAACCGCGGCTAGACCACATATTACAATTAACGCAACAGAAATTCCTTTTCTAAATACTTCAACATATGTTGCAGGTAGATTTACTTGGGGAACCATAAATGTTAAGTTCAGAGACCCAATCGGGCCTTCAGCATCTCAAGCTCTTATGGAGTGGGTTAGATTATGTGCTGAATCTGTAACAGGTAGAATGGGTTATGCTGCCGGATATAAGAAAAACATTGACCTTGAGATGTTAGACCCAACAGGTGTTGTTGTGGAAAAATGGATTTTAGAAGGTTCTTTCTTAAGTGATGTTAATTTTGATTCATTAGGTTATTCTACCGATGCGTTAGCGTCTATTACGGCAACAATTCGTATGGACCGTTGTATA